GATTCAATAGATTTAGTAAAACCCTCGTTAGTTTGTTTCATTTCAGAAACAGTTTTATTAATTTCACCTTGAGAGTTTTGTACATTTTTAATCGTTTGCGAAACTTCTTGGAGACTATTTTTAACTTCCTTGAATTGTCCCGAAGCTTCTTTTTGCGCTTCTTCCACTTTTTTATTTAATTCTTCTTTTGTAAGTTTAATATCTTTATTAACCTGTTCCATTGTTTCTGTCTTGATAGTTTCCACATCAGGAATAAGGAGTTCCCAACCTTTACCGTTCCACACTTTTAAAATACCTGGTTTACCGTCGCTAATATCTCGCCATAATGTTTTACCTACTATAAGATTATCGGTCGGTGGATTTTTAGCTTCAATAATACTTACCGTATTATTTTTAAGATTCTCTTGAACTTTTTCAGCCAGTGTTTTTGCTACTTCTGATTCTTTCTTAGCATTATTAGCTGTTTCATTTGCATCTTTCACTAATTTATCTAACTGATCTATCAGTTCTTGCTTGCTACCTAGTGAACTAAGGATACGATTGTAAATCTTTCGTAGTTCTTCATTTGGATCTGTAATCTCACGGTAATCACCAAATGAGTATTTATCTTGCGAAGGATCAGTATATGATTCATCACCAGCGATTGCCCTTGCTTCTAAATAAAGCTTAGGTGTGAATCCAACATCTTTAATTCGGATTGTATCTCCCTCATTGATTAACTCGTGAGCTAGTCCAAATACACGCCCTATACTTTGTGCTTGAACATCATAAGATACAGAGGTATTCACACGTTTTACTAACTCTGTTTTCATAAGAGTCAATAAACGTTCTGATGTAATATCTTCTTCTGTTTCTGGAGTGTAAAATCCAAATTTATGTTTACCTCTTTCATTCCAACGTTGAAAAGCATCGCTATCCACAATATATGGCATACCTTTGTTTATATCTGCGATAGTGAGAACTTCTCCACCTTCTTTTTTGATAAATCCAATTAAAGCTGTACAAATGTTTTGTGAGTTCTCAATACGTTTGATTCCAATTAAATCTTTACCTAATGTTACTTCCTTTCCTGTTTCTCTTCCTCTTTTTTTCACCATATCTACATACCAACCTACGATTTGAGAACCGACCACTTCAACACGGTATATAATTTCTAATTCAAATAGGGAAGCAATCTTTTTTAAGAAACTCAACGGATCTATAAATTCGTCAATGGTCATAGAACGAAATCCAGCATACTCCGTTTTACCACGCTTCCATTTTACACCTACAAGAGCAATATCCATAAATTCATTTACTGTCTTACCTTCAATTTTCTGTGGACGAATATAGTCATCTTTAGCAAGATTAATCCATGCACCTGATGCATAAGTAATTACGGATCTATCGTCAGGGTCTTTTTCTACTTCAGTGATTACATACGGAACAATACTCCCATCCCTTACTTCTTTTAATACTAAGTTTTGTTGCATAAGTGTTGCCGCATATTTCGTGTTATCAAATACTTTAAACTCTAAAGTATCGATATTATTCTTGATTTCCCAATGACGTTTATCATCCCAATAATCTTTTGGTTGTATAGCTGAAACGATTTGACTAGTCTTAAAATCAATAATATGTAAGACTCCACTTGGCGTTCTCATCTAAATCGCTCCCTATATTTAACCTTTGCTATTCCGATATCATAAGGCATGATTTCTAGTGTATTCATACCTTTATTAATGATAGGAAAATTACTGAAAATGTCCTTAATATTAATCGCATCCTTCCCTTCAATCGTTACATGACTATTTTCTGTATCAATTACGACTTTATCGCCAACATCTACTATATAAGGCGGTGTGTTTTTCGTATTTAAATTTACTTTCCAAAACTTTAAATCACTAACTGACATCGCTTCTACTGGCGGTACATCCTGCCATTGCATAATGCTAATCTGTATTTGAGCTGCTTTTTCCATGTGATAGTTATTTTCATCTGTCCACCGTGCAAAACGCTCTGAATCATCTTTTTCTGTCCCAGGCAGAAATTTCGAAATATACGCTTCCCATACATTTCCTGTTCTAGCTATCCACAATCGTCCAAAATATTGATTCCATGTATTCGGATAATTACCACTCTCATAAATCAGCCCTGTTTTCCCTGGCTTGTTATCGTATCCAATAACCATCGTTCCAAAATTTTGTTCGGCTTGCCAAAAGAGATCATTCATAGCAATTTTCGAAAGTACCTTACTATTTTCATCGAGTATTGCTATCTCAACTCGTCCCATTTCATTGATTTTCTTACTCTTACAAGTAACGTAGGCTTGCATAATAAAATCTTGTACTGGACCACCAGGTATACTCTTTTTGACAGCTGCACCGTGCCACCCTTTTCCCGTTCCAGCTCCAAAATTAGAACAATAGAATTGGTATTTATCTGATTTCATTTCACCAACCGGTTCACCATCTTCCATTGAACTGACTTTACTCCATCCAACAGTAGTGGCCATTTCATCCCATACTATACGTTGATTCCTTTCCACAGGCTTTTCTACAGTTTTGAGTGGCATACCGATACGAAAATAATCTCGATTACTTAAAGATATCCCACCAAACCATACATCTAAAAAAGTGTTTGGTTTTTTAATGTCAATCTCAATAATAGGATTAGAATGAACGGTTCCTTTGTTTTGAACATTTGCCGTTAACCCAAGCGCACCTGTTTGAAAATCTACTGTTCGAGTAGGTCCTAATTTATAAGGAATCGGACAAATAAATTTCAAAGTTCCTTTACCTAACGTAACGAAATCATCAGGATTAAAATCTTCATCAATCACAGCTAAATATGTTCTATCAGGAGTTGCATCAAAAACTAACTCAACTGCTTCTTCTGTAATTAACCAACCCGCTATTTCTTCTTTTAACCTTTCTAAATTCGTTCCATCTGGAACAATGATTCCCACAGGGACAGGGAGTGGACGAGGATCCGTTTCTGTTCCTAATAATCTTGCACCAGGGTATCCAGGTGTTTTTAAGAAATTACGTTTTAGAGGTGCCCATGTTGGTGGACTCCATCCCTTTTCTATTTGAATGTACTCCTTTCGTTGGTTGTTAAAAGTAAAAGAACTCATGCCAACACCTCATTTCTTTATAAAATAAAAGAAACCCAAACCTAAAAGGCTGAGTTTCTTTTTGCTTCTCTTTCTTGATACTCGGTTGTATAGCGATAAGTACCGCGTGCCACGTCTCTTCCTTCTAAATTAACAGGCACTTCAATAACTAAATCTCCCCCAAGCATTGGAATAACTTCACCACTAGAAGATGAACCAGATCCGTAATTAATCACTTGATTTGATACGCTGCTTGCCATAGCTTGTCTACTATTTGACATACTTCCATACACACCACTCATGACACTCTTTAATCCTGATAATTGACTCACAGAACTAGCCATCATACGGCTCATGTCACCCATTAGTTGATTTATTTCTCTCGGCATTGCAAATTGTTGTCTTGGCATGGCTGCCACAATTCCTGCACCAATATCTCCAAGTGTCTTTTTATTCAGAGGAAGCACTGCTTCTCGCCCCGCTTCTCCTGCACCTTGCAAGTTTCCGCCATTCATTCCAAAGATAGTTGGTTTAGTAAAGATACCGCCTTTTGCATGCCAATCAATATTAATTCCTGACGGAAATGTAATATCTTTACCTAAAACATTTTTCGTGCTTGTTTGTAAGCTGAAGTGTGGAAGAGGTGGCATTTCTGGTTTTGGAATTTTCAACTTCAAGTCACTAAAGAATCCTTTAATCTTTCCAATGAATTTTTCTATACTGTCAACTGCATCTTTAATTGGATCTATAATGAAATGTTTTGCCGCTTCAAATTTTTCTTGAGCTGCATTCTTAACAGAATCAAATTTTTCCCGTGCTGTATTGTACATATCATTGAATTTCTCTTTTGCAGAATTATAAGCTGAAATAACTGGTTGAACGATGTACGTGTAAACCATCTTCCACGCTTCAAGTGTATAGCCTTTTATTTTCGCCCAAATTCCTAACATCCAATTGGATAAATCACTAAACTTTTCTTTTACTAAATTCCAAGTATCTTGTACAGGTTTTATAATATATTGTTTAAATAACCCCCATGCTGCTGATGTATATGATTTAACTGTCTCCCATTGTGAATTTAGCCAAGAAACTAAATCACTGAACTTTTCTTTTACTAAGTTCCAAGTGTCTAGAACAGGTTGAATAATATATTGCTTAAATAGTCCCCAAGCAATTTGTGCCATAGCTTTTGCAATTTCCCATTGTGTACCAAGCCAAGTGACCATTTCACCGATTTGTGTACTTACCCAGTCGTAAGCTTCCTGAATCGGTTGAATAATATATTGACAGATTGCCGCCCATGCAATTTGTGCACCTGCCTGTATTAACAACCAACCAGCTTCTAAAACGGTGGAAACTGCCGAAATAAATGGATCTAAAACAGTAAGAATTGTATCCCATGTTTCTTGCCATGCTTGCGTTAATGTTCCCCACAATTCAGATGCTGTTTCAACTAAAGAGGACCACCAGGAGGAAGCAGTTTCAACAATGCCAGACCATAAACTACTAAAGAATTCACCTATCGGATCAAAGAAACTATGCATCATTTCTACGAAAGAAGACCATGCTTCAGAAAAGAATTCAACAGTAGAATTCCATGCATCGCTACACGCCTGCTTTACACCCTCCCATAAATCACTAAAAAATTGACCTATCGGATCAAAAAATTCATGCATTGCTTCTAAAAATGAAGACCATGCTTCACTACAGGATTGGGATATCCCGTCCCAAAGCTCTACTAAGTACTCTTTAATAGAATCCCATGCTTCTATTGTCCAATTTTTAATATCATCCCAGTTTTTATAAATAGCCACTCCAAGAGCAACTATAGCGGCTATGATAATAGGAACAATAGCAACTATACCTAGTGCCGCGGCGGCCCCAATTTCAAATACCCCCATGACCGATACAACAATTGGTGCAATAGCCATAAGTGCCCCTGAAATTATTCCAATAGCCGTTGCAACCGCTGCTAAGGTCGCTGCTAATTCTGGATTATTAGAAATCCAATCAGCAATACTAGCAACAACATCAGCAATTACTCCTAGTATAGGTTCAAGAGCCATTTGTAAATCGCCCATCGCTTTTTGGAACTTTACAGCTGGATTTGCATCTAATTTTTTAACAGATTCATTTAAGTTGTCTTGGTTTTGTTGAAGATCTTTTGTTTTCTTAGAAGCTTCAATTAAAGTGTTTGTTAAATTTTGACCTTGATCTTCAAACATAGTGGCTAGAACTTTGACCCCAACCTGATTTTTCTTAACTGGGTCTTCTATTCCGTCAATAGCTTTAGCTACTTCTACCATCGCTGCTGCGCCATCTCTTCCGCCTTTAGCGACAGATGCTCCCCATTTTTCTATTTGTTCAGTCGCAATACCAGAACCGTCAAGCGCTTCTTTTAAAGCCTTATCAGCTCCTTGTGCGAATTCAGTTAATTGAATCCTACCTTCTTTCAGTCCGTCTAAAAGATTATCAATATTCCAACTACCAGTTTCAACGCCAGCTTCCATAATTGCTTGGACTTCCTCAGCTTTAAAGCCTGCACGAGTTAGCTGGCTACCATATTCAGCAATGATGTCTAACTGTTCTGGCGGAAATCCCATTTTTAACAAAGCATCAACCATACCAAGAGCACTATCTTGTGTTATTCCTAATTCATTTCCTATTTCATAGGTTTCTTGAATCAACTCTGTAAAATCTATACCGTCATAGGATTGCGCGATTGTTGCTGCACCTTTAACAATAGATGCATTCGCTTCATCACTAATATCTTTATTTAAAGCCCATTGCCTACGTACACCAGCAAGCGATTCTTCAGCATCCACTCCATAAGCTGTTACGCCTCTTATTGCTTCTTCTACTGATTTTTTCGAGGATTCAGGGACATCAAAAGATATATCAATTTTGGTTTTCAATTTTGACATATCAAGTGCTTTCTCAACAGCTGTTGCAATTCCACCACCAGCTGCTAATCCACCAATAACATTCTCTAATCCTACTTTTAGACCTTCAAACTTCTTCTCGGTTCTGCCAGCTTCTTGTTGTAAGTCCCTTAACTCATTTTGTACTTGTTGAATAGAGCTTCCGGCATCCACAGATCGGAGGGCACGTTGTAATTTTTCAATATCAGCTTCAGTTCCTAAAGCTTCACGACCAATAAAACCAATTGCTTGTTCTAACTGTCGACTTGTAGCCGATCCACTTTTAATTGCATTTACAAGACGATTACCTAATGCGCTCGCAAAATCATCAACACTTTTTCCTGTAGCACTAAATAAAGTTTTTAATTGCCGTGTTGAACTTGCTACATTTTCTTGTTCGGCTTTCATATTACCGAGCTTGTTTTTCAGACCATCAAGTGACCCTTGTGTAAATTCAATTTCACGCCTAAATGCGCGGTACTGCTCTTCTGAGATTTTCCCATTTTGAAATTGCTCTTGAACCTGTTGCTCCGCTTCTTTTAATTTATCGAGCTTTTGTGTAGTTTTTTCAATTTGTTGTGTAAGCAATTGTTGCTTTTGAGCAAGTGCCTCAACGTTACTGGGATCAAACTTTAATAAACGTTCAACATCTTTTAACTCTTTAGTCAAAGAATCACTTTGCTTATTCACGTCTTTTAAGGCATTTTGTAACGGCTGCGTATTCCCTCCAATTTCAATCGTAATTCCTTTAATTTTCCCTCCTGCCATTATCTCACCCCTTTTTCTTAGAAAGCATTAAAGTCTTCTTGAGTTGCTTTTCGAACTTTTTCTTTTCCTGGATTTTTCATTTCAGCATACTCAGCGATATAATCAAAACAATCACCAATCGTCATCACTTCTAAGTCCCAATATGTAAGCTTTGCTTCATAGCAAAGAGCAAGGAACAATTCAGTGCTTAATTCTTCATCACTGAAAGTCCCTTGCTCTTCATTAATTTTCTTTACTTTTTTTTTGCTCCCATTGTTTTTTGAACCATCTCATTAATTTCCGGCATTATATCGTAAATAGGAAACTCATCAAATCCTTCTAACCAAGTCATCGGGTCTGGAATTTCAGGATCAGCTGTTTTAGCGTATAACCAAACTAAATCGTAACAAACTTCAAAATCTACCTTGTCGAAATCTAAGTTAGAAAAATCAATAGTACCTTCTGTTGCATCTTGCGAAGCGAATGTACCTATAGCGCCTAATTTAAACATATCGGCAAATAAATCCCGTCTAAATTGCGCCTTATATCGCTTGGCTGATGCTGCATTAGCTTTTAATTTGACCTGTTTTCCGTCTATTGTAATTGTCTTTTCCATTTACTTACGCTCCTTTTGGTAATGCAGGTACTTTTGTATACACTTTTTTGTACCAATTATTATAAATATCTGTTTTTGATTTAGTAGTAGTTTTCGTTTTAACCATACGTTTTCCATTAATATCAATAGGGCTGGATACAAATTTAAGTTCATTTGTATTTGGCTCCGCTGAATTTGTTTTTGTTTTAGATGCAAGTGTTGGACGACTTGCTGAACAGTTAAACATAACGTGTCGAGTCGCTCGTACATCGCCATCAAATTCAAATAATAATGCAAATGATTTTCCTTTCGCATCGGCTAACTCATTTAACACACCATCTTCTTCGTCTAATTCCTCTCCTAGTGCATCGATTGCAAATTGTTCTGGAATAGTCGCAATAGAAAGCGTTCCATCATACCCTTGGTTATTACTTGCAGCGTAATAAAGCATGTCATCAGCGTAGAATTCAATTAAATCCCCTCGTGGATCAAACGTTAATTCAACCGCACCAGGTAATGGAATTGGTGTATTAAATGTAACTACACCATCTTTAATATCGAAAAGCGCATAATGAACATTCTTTAAACCAAATGCTACTTTATTTTCATTCATTTATATCAACCTCGTTTCATAAAATTTTTGATACATTTTTTGAGATTCAATAAAAGTCCCATACGAGTCATAAGGAATCTCGTAATCGTCTAGGACTTGTTCTAGCTTGGCTTCTGCAACTACATCTTTCTTAGTTGTATAAAGCTCTATATTTACATCATTTATCTTGTGATACACCTTATTATCAGCCATTAAATTTGCTGAACCATCCACAAGAAAACAAATATATGGTGGCGCTGGAACTGGATTACCTGGTGTTGCTATGAAATGCGAATAAGCCACAGGATAACCTGTAGCTTCAAGAATTTTTATAAATTCTCCTAATGTTAATGTCATGATTCAATTGCCCTTTCAATACGTTTTGGCAATTCATCAATTACATACTCTTCAACGGGACGAATATGCACTTTCTCCAGTACTCGGCCACCACTAGCTTTCGCATGGCCATTTTCTAAAAGATGCGTTAATTGCCCTTTTGTATTATGGATAACAACGGCTTTACCTACTTTTTTCTTACGCCAACCTTTACGATAACCACCTGTTTTTTTAGGACTATTTTGTCTTAACTTACTTACAGCAATATCAGCTACATCTTCTTGTGTATTTGTTAACTCTTCTTCCACAACATTTGCATACCTTTGCAATTCTCTAGCAAGATCACTCGCAAAATTATTCATATTAAACATACTCCTTTGCGATAATAGTCAATGTTTGATATATTTCATCATCATTCATTGGCGGTTCGATAATGTCAAAGATACGATTCTTCATATTAATTCGCATTAATTCTGTAATACCAGTTGTATAAGGAATTACAAACCGATAAATTCGTGTAGACTGTGAAGCTGAAGCTTCAATATACTCAGACCCTTTCACCGTTTTTATCATTGCCCATGCTCTTTTAACTTCTTGCCAAGATGTTTCAATTACTTGGTTTAATTCATCTTTTATTACTTTAGATTGTTCAATGCTAATTCGATTTCTAAAGTCACCTGTATTCAGTGGTTTTTTATACTGAAAAGGACGCATATTACTCACCGTCCAATTTGATTTCTTCTAATGCTTTTGCAATACCAAAACTATTAATTTCGGTTAAAAAGTTTTTAGTAAAATACTCAAGTGCATCATTATAAGCATAACGAGAACGTTCAAAAACTAATTCTTTGAACGTCTCATCTTTGTTTATATCATACAATCCACATACTTTTAATAAAGCTTCATTGGATGCAAAAAGGATGCGCTTTAGGTTATCGTCTTCATCCTCACCCAAGTGCATCCTATCTTTGAACTGCTGTATTATTTCGTCTGAAATTACTGTTTCCATTTAAATCACCCTTCAGTCGGTGGTGTTATTTCTTCAAGCTTTAATGTGTAAACTTGTGAAGTGTATTTATCCTTCGGTTTACCTGTAGCATATTGTTTTGCAATATAAACAGTTGCATCTTCTAAAGCTAATGTTTCTTCATACTTCTTAATTGGCTCTGTTCCACCCATTGCTGCAACATATTGACCTTTAACAAAGAATAATACTTTTCCTTGAGGTACAAACACTGACTCTGTAAGAATTGGATTAAATGGCAAACTAGTTACATATACTCCAGCCGCATTTTGAATTGTCGCGTTTGCTTGAATATCAAAAGTATCAAACGGATTAGTTACCATAACTACTTTACCAGCAATATTTTTTGGTCGATCTGCGTCTGAACCATCAGCATTCAATTTTTTAGCTAGTAGTTTAACAACACCTTTTAATTCATTGATTGTTTTGCGGCCTGGTTCGAACGTTAAAGTGCCTACTGGCTTTTTATCTGGATATACTCCATTCACAACACTTCCACTTGGATCTTTTAATAACCCGATAGGTTCATTTTTACCTGTACCAGCTACAAATCCACGCTCTAAACCTACTTTCATCGCTTCTGTAATCATTGTACGAACATAACGTTCTACCCATACAGGCCCAAGTTTCAACATGTCATTTGCTAATGGAATAAATGCCGTTAATTTAAGTTGGGAAATGCTATCTTTACGGAATGTAGCATTTAATTTACCTTTAATACCATCAAATAATGGTCCCCATACCGCTGCGCCTTCTGGATCTCCATAAATAAATTCTGTTACTGCACCCAGATTTTCAAGACCGATATGTTTTAGGAAAGGATGATCTTCAACTAAATCATCAAAAATACGTTCTTGGGTTGTCTTAGGTAAAGTTTCAGTAGACTTAAAGCCGCCTTCTTCCACAACTGCATTAAAGAACTTCATTTCTTCACTTGTTAATACATTAGCACCGCGAGATTGCATAATAGAACGATCTACCATTGATTCATTCACTTGATTTAAAATATCTGTTCTTACATCTGTAGCAAGTGCTTCAATCATGGAGTTCAATGCTACTGATTGCTCTTCTGCTGTACCTTCCTGTGTAGCTTTTGCAAATGCTAGTTTCTTTTCTTCAAAATTATTAAACTTGATAACCATATTTTATTTTCCCCCTAATGTTAAAAAGAGCGTACTCAGATTCTGTTTTGTATTAACAGGCTCTTGAATAAGCTCTTTTGAATTTTGATTGTTTTGTTGTTTCGTATACTTAGCTACTAAACTTTCTTTTAAATTTTCTACAACTTCCTCCTCTTCACCCTCTTGCGTATCATCAATTTCAATTTCATCAGCAATTTCATCAGCTAAACCAAGAGCTACTGCTTCCTCTGCCGTTAGCCAAGTTTCATCTTTTAAAAGTTGTTTTAATTCTTCATCTGTTCCAACAAAACGTTTCTTATAAGATCCTGCTAAAGCTGAATCAATCTTTCGTAAATCTCTTGCTGTTTTTTCAAAAAGATCTGCGTTTCCATATTCAAAGGTACTTGCTTGGTGAATCATCATCATAGTATTACTAGGCATAATAATTCTGTCTCCTGCCATTGCAATTACAGATGCGGCACTAGCTGCCCAACCATCAATATGAACTATAATTTCTGCACTATGCTGCTTTAACTGATTACAAATTGCTACACCATCGAATGCGGAACCTCCACCTGAATTAATATGAACGTGAATTTTTTCTGCTTTAACATCTTGAATTTTTCTTCTTACTGCTTCAGCATTATTTTCACTAAACCATCCACCAATTGATCCATAAACAGTTAATTTATATTCATTTTCACCTTTAGCTTCAAAACGAATGTCTCGTTTTAAATTCAAAAGCTTACTCATATTCACATGTTCCATCATTTCTCACCTCCTTCAGATTCATTTAATTTTGTATAGTTCTTCGTAATATGATGGACATTTAGGTTTGGATCATCTGACTCTTCATAATCTACTTCTGAACGAATTTCATTTCCTGTAAATGCACTTGAAGAAATGAGCTTATCAATACTTGTCGCAAGATCAAATATACTTTGATAGGAAACAGCTTTAACCTCAATTTTTTGTCCCAAAAGATATTCACTCATTTCAAAGAATTTAACGTTCGCTTCATCAGATAGTTTTTTTAATAATGGTCGTACTGTGAAAAGCATATAATTTTTCGTTTGCTTTTCTACATCAGCCATTTCTCCATATATCAAAGCTATAGGAATACCGATTGCCATAGCTACTTGATTTAAGAAACCATTTGTTACTTTATTGATTTCTTCCACACTTGGGCCATTTGCAACACCATTGTATATCTCGTTATAATTAATACCTTTTTGCTGTGGAACAATAGCTATATCTTTAGAACCAATTGACTTATACATGTTGTCTATAAACTCTTGTAACTTTGCTATTTGTTCCTCAGTTTTAGCACCAATCATATCCATATCAACTGTTCCACGAACTTGATTTTTACGTTTTTGAGAGTTTAATATTCTGCCGAACAAATCCCCATAATCTGCAAATAATCCATCAATAAGTGGGGTTAATTTATCATTCCGATACTTCAAATGAATAACTTCGCTTTGCTTAAAACTTCTCTTAAACGTATAATCTTTTACCCTTACATCCGTAAAAGTATCTTCAAACACAGCGTACTCATTATGTTGAAATCCATCTGCAATAAGTAAATCACCATCATCTGCTTGTATAACTAAACACTCATTATCATAAATAAGTTTTCGAACAAACCGTTCCCAAAAGGTACTTGCGGTCATATTCTTGTTTGGTCTTACGTTTAATCGATAATAAAGCTCATTCTTCTTAAATGCTTTACCATTTCTTATTCTAAATTCAGATTGACTAATCGTCCTTCCTAAAAATGAAACGCATGTATCAATTGCCAATCGTTTCATATGAAGCCTGTTTGCTGTATCAGTTATTATATCCAGATCCAACATGAATTCTAGTTCTTTATTTCTTTTAAATACTGAACCTAACCATCCAATGGTTATCACCCCCTTTATTAAAATTTAATATTGCCTATAACAAAATCAGTAGCTTCTTGTATCTCATCCGCCCGATAAAGAGCATGAACAAAACACTGAAACCCATCTGTTTTTCGACGAACAGGCTCTTTCTTTTCGTATATTTTATTTCCATCAGCTTTGATAACAACCAACACATTTTGCGTATACCAACGCATTAGTGGATTATCCTCAAAAATAATTTGTTTATTTGCAAACGCCATTTCAATACGTGGAGCTAACAAACTATGAATTGCTTTTGGGTTTCGTATAACTTCTATTTCAAACCCTTCTGCTACTAATAGTGGCCTTATTGCTTCCATACGGAAGTTATCAGCTATAATTTTTTTAATCCCATATTGTTCTCGCATTTCTACAAACCAATCAACAATGTGTTGAGGATTAATAGTCGGTTCATCAACAACTGTTAGTAATCCTTGCTCTTCCCACTCTTTAATTGGAGCGAATTTTTGTTTCTTGAACTCGCCTGCTTTTTTAGAATATCCGTAATAGATATCAACAAATTCTTTTCGTACGAAGGAATGAGTTTTAAAAATGTATTCCCCATTTTGTCTAAATAAAAGACCACATGCTGCAAAGTCCCGAATACTTGCAAAGTCTAACGCCCCTATGCATTCTTGAGCATATAAATCAGGAAAAGGACGATTTGTAGCAAGAATTTCTGACCATTTTGCAACGGACCGTTCTAAATTTGTAACAGGTAAGTTCATTCGCTTTGTCATGAACTCTTCTCGGTTACTTGGATCGTCCTCTAAATCCTCATACTCTTCTTTTATTGTTTCAAGTAAGCCTTCAGCATACTCACTTAACGGC